AGAATAACATTGACCCAACTCGTGCGGCCAGACTACAGGTCTATATTGAACAATTTGCAGGGCCTGACGAAAATGACGAATCAAATTGGAGAACTGTAAGTTATCTTCCGCCATTCTTTGGATCAACAGAACATTCAGGGTCGGATACAGGAACCGGAAATTTTGTTGGTAACAAACATTCATATGGTATGTGGTTTACTCCACCAGACATTGGTACTAAAGTATTGTGTTTCTTTGTTGCAGGTGATCCAGGCAATGGTTACTATGTAGGCTGTATTCCAGAGGACAGTTTAAATCACATGGTACCTGCTATTGGTTCGGCAAAAGAATATCAAGTAGGCTCAGAAGCAAAAGCATTTGTTTCGGGTGCTAGTCAAGTTCCTGTAACAGAAATTAACAATGAAGATCCTGACATCAATGAGAATCCACAATTCTTTAAACAACCTAAACCGGTACATAATGTTTTAGCAGGTACACTGTTTGGGCAAGGATTATTAAAAGATAACATAAGAGGTCCTATTACTTCGTCAGCACAGCGTGAATCTCCCAGTAATGTGTTTGGATTTAGTACTCCAGGTAAACCTATATATTCGGGCGTTAAAGGTGTAGATCAAAAAGACATAAGAAAAAAATTAGATGACCAGGAACTTAAACCAGAACAGGTAAAAGTTATTGGTCGTAATGGTGGACATAGTATTGTCCTTGACGACGGCGACATTGAAGGTAAAGATCAACTAGTAAGAATTAGAACAGCCAAAGGTCATCAGATCATAATGAGTGATGACGGAAACTGTTTTCACATTATTCATGCTAATGGACAGACATGGTTAGAGTTTGGACAAGAAGGCACTGTAGATGTATTTGCTACAAACTCAGTTAACGTAAGAACACAGGGTACTATTAACCTACATGCAGACAAAGACATTAACATGTATGCAGGTGGACACATATCAACATATTCTGAACTGTCAACTAGAATGGAAGCCAAAACAGAATTTACAGCCACAGGTATAGCAGAAGCAAAATTATACAGTAAACAGTTTGCTGGTATACGCAGTGATAACACAGCGGCCATAGAAGGTGGAAAACTTTCAAGTATGAATGGTGGCGACAGAATGGATATCAAAGCAGGTACTATTAACCTTAACAATGGCGGAGGAGTTCCTGTATCACCTAACGTACTACTTAAGAAAAACAAAGTCAGTGACACTAAACTTGGAGCCGAAGGCTGGGAAGTTGAATACGGTGCATTAGAAACTATTGCTACTAGAGTACCAAGCCACGAACCGTGGCCCTTCCATAATTTAGGTGTTGAAAATTCTGTACAGTTAGGTAAAACAGCCACAGGCGGACTAACACCTGCCGTAGCAAGTAAAGTATCTAATGTCACTAGTAAACTTCCTACTAATGAAATTACATCCAGTGACTTTGCTAAACAATTACCTGCTACTAAATCAATTGGCAGTCTAGATCAAGATCAAGTTACAGGCCTAATGGCACAACGTGCTAACGATGTTGGTCAAAACTTTACAGATGTATCTGTAGATAAAGGTATTGGTAAGTATGGAATTTCAGCAGATCAATTAGAAAAAACAGGTTATCTAAAACCAGGTACAGTTAGTAAGTATCTTAAAGATCCTGCGTCAACAGTTACAGACGGCTTTGGAACTTCAACAACGCAATTAGAGTCTGTGCTTAAAAATCCAAATGTATGGACAGGTAAAGGTGGAGCAAATAATTTAACAGCATTTGCTAATGATAAATCAGCACAGACACTGGCACAGCAAGATGTATTATCATCAAATTTAAGTTCACTGAAAGCCAAAGGAGTGGTAACAGGAACTGAGTCACCTGCCGATCTAGGTGGCATATTACAGGCAAGTTCAGAGTATGGCGACGATGCAGTAGCAAACTGGGCTAAAGGTACAGGTGGTAATGCTATGATTAATTCAGGTATTGAACAAACAGCACGTAACGGTCAGTATTCAGTTAACCTAGTTGATACAAAAATATCAAATTTAGACAAGAGTTATAGTAATCCAGGTGCTTATGCAGGTACTACAGACAGAGAAACACTGGATAATAATGTTAGTCAAATGATTGCTGACCAACGTGCAATACCCCCAAAACATACAAGATAAATAATATACTATGGCAAGATTCTACGGATACAGTTCAATTGGCAGAAACAAAAAGTTTCGCTTAGAAGACTTTGAATTAATTAAAAGAGATCTCTTAAACAATCTTTTAATTAGACAAGGTACTATGCCAGGCAGACCTAATGTTGGCACTGAACTATGGAATTATTTGTATGAAACCATAGATGATAAAATGCTAAATCAACTTGACAACGAGATGCGTAAAAGTATTGAGCGTGACCCAAGAGTTAAAGTTGAAGAAATATTATTTTTTACACAAAACAATGGTTTATTGTGTGAAATATCAGTGACCACAGTGCAATCATCTGAAGCTCAGATGCTTAAACTATTCCTCGATACAGAAAACCTCACAGCCAACTACGTATAATATACCCACTTAACTAAAGTGATAAATACTTATAACAAAAAGGATTATAGGTATCTATGGCTAAGACTACACGACAAACCGCTATTTTTGGGGCGGAAGATTGGAAGAAGTTATACCGCACTTACAAAGAGGCAGACTTCCAAAGTTACGACTTTGAAACTCTACGTAAGTCAATGGTTGACTACTTACGTTTATACTATCCAGAAACATTTAATGACTACACAGAATCAAGTGAGTTCGTTGCACTGCTAGACTTAATGGCATTTATGGGCCAAGGTCTTGCTTTCCGTAATGACTTAAACACTCGTGAAAACTTTTTAGACACAGCAGAGCGTAGAGACTCAGTAACTAAATTAGCCAAGTTAGTGGGTTACACACCTAAAAGAAATTTAAATGCCAATGGATTCCTAAAAGTAACTTCTGTGTCTACCACAGAATCAGTCTTAGACTATAACAACTTTAACTTATCTGGAATTACCGTTAATTGGAATGATGTAACAAATCCAGACTGGTTAGAACAGTTTAATGCTATTATGAATGCTTCGATGATTGATAGTCAGCGTTTTGGACGTCCTGGTAATTCAAACAACATTCTTGGTGTAGTTACCGACGAATACCAAATTAATACAACACCAAACACTATGCCTATTGCTAATTTTTCTAGTGAAGTTGATGGAATAGCAATGGATTTTGAAATAGTATCAGGTACGTCAGTAAACAAAACTTATGTCTATGAACAAAGCCCACAACCAGGTGGTGCATTTAATGTACTTTATAAAAATGACAAACTAGGTTATGGATCAGAAAATACTGGTTACTTCTTTATGTTCAAACAAGGAACATTAGCCAATCAAGATTTTACACTAGTTGATCGTATTTCAAACAGAGTTGTTAACTTAAACATTGAAGGTATCAGTGAAAATGATGTGTGGTTGTTTGAATTAACTCAGCAGGGCAACGCATTAACAGAATGGCGAGAAGTTGATAATATATTTGCAGTTGATAAAACAGGCGGATTAACTGAAAGAGAAGTGTATCAAGTTAACACAAGAACAAATGATCAAATACAATTACAGTTTGGTGACGGTACATTTTCAAAAATACCTTTAGGTGATTATAGAAGTTATGTAAGAACATCAAATGGTCTTGAATATGTTATTAATCCTGAAGAAATACAAAACATACAAGTACCAATTAACTATGTAAGCCGTAACGGTAGAACAGAAACTCTAACATTAACAGTTTCATTGCAGACAGCAGTTTCAAACTCTAAAGCAAGAGAAAATATTGCAGAGATTAAAGAACGTGCACCTGCGGCGTTCTACACACAGAACAGAATGGTCAACGGTGAAGATTATAATAACTTTCCGTTTACAAGATTTACAAGTATTTTAAAATCAAAAGCCTTATCGAGAACAGGTGTTGGTGTTAATAGACAATTAGACTTATTAGATCCAACAGGCAAATATTCATCAACAACAGCATTTGCTAGTGATGGTATGTTCTATAGATCATTTACTGACCCAACAAAAACATTTAGTTTTGTAGACACAAACGATATTGCTGATGTAATTCAGAACACTGTAGAACCAATTCTTAAATCAAGAGCAATGACTCACTTCTATTACGACAAATACGATCGTATTAGTTTAGCAGGAATTAATTGGAACCAGTCAACAGCAATAGTAAACCAAACAACTGGTTACTTTAAAGACGATGTCAGTGGCGGCACAGTGTCGGTTGCACTAACATCAAATAACACAAAATACATTCAAGAAGGTGCGTTGGTCAAGTTTGTACCACCAGCGAATCAATTCTTTGATGCTAACAATAGATTACAGTCAGGTGTTCCGACTAAAGCAAATGAAAAACTAGCAATATGGGCAACCGTGACAAACTTGGTACTAGATGGTACTAACTTTGGTCAAGGTAATCTAGCAGATGGTACAGGTCCTGTGTCATTCAACGAATATCTACCAAATGGTTGTATACCAACAGAAGTTATTCCAAAATTTATAACTGATTTGTCAGTTGAGTTTGAAAACCAACTCATTGATCAGATTGAAGTTTATAGAGACTTTGGTGTTGCATATGATGAAGAAACTAGCGAATGGTACATTATATCAACAGATAATTTAAATGAAAATGCTGAGTATGATGTAAGTTATGCTAAAAACACTGATGGATTAAACAGAGATGCTAGTTGGTTAATACAGTTTACTACAGACGGTGAAATATACACTATTAAGTATCGTAATCTAAGTTACTATTTTGCTTCTGTAACAGAGAATAGATTTATATTTGATTCAAATGCAAAAGTATACGATCCTAAGACAGGAAAAACTGTTAACGATAACGTTACAATACTAAAAACAAACACAAAACCAGATGCCAATGAAAACCTAACATCAGATATAAGACTTGATATTGTCGGTCAAGAAGTTGAAACAGACGGCTTTGTAGATAACTTCAAAGTGTTAGTAAGTTTTTCAGACAAAGATTCTGACGGTATTGCTGATAATCCAGATATCTTTAAGGATATTGTTAATCCCACAACAAGCCCAAATTCA